GGGTCATCAGTAGGTCTCTTTGCTACTTTAGATACAAAACGAAAAAATGGATCCTGAGCTATTGCTAGTTCAGAAACCCTATCTCCGAAATTATATCGTCGCCTTAAGTCACCAGTATCTTTACTGGTTCCATCAGACCAAGTAGCAACATCGTCGTATGTACTTAAACCAAATACATCAGCCATGTTTAACTCCTATCTTTTACCTAAGTTAATCTCCGAACATTATTGTCCGAAGATGTTATCAAACTCACGGTCTGAACCTAGGATAGAATCAAAGATTTGATCGTCTGCTGACTTATCGACTTGTGCGCTACCTGATGTAGCTAGTGAACGTGGGCGACTCTGAGTATCTCTCATATGAGCTGCCACACCTTTACTTGCTTCCTTTGCTATGTTTTGTTCACGAGTTTCCCTATTTTTTAAATAGAGAATATCTTCCAGTTCTAAAGTTTTGTTTTTGGCAAACTTTGTAAAGTCTTCCCATTGGTCATGCGTTAAATCATGCGAAGCACGAAATGACGCTTCATCACTGAGACGACGGTTCTCCATTTGCTGCCTTGAAAGAGTCTCATTCAACCTTCGTTGAACAACACCATCAATCGTAGCGTTCAGAACTTTAGCAGAGTCAGAACCTGTGTCAGACATAGCCTCATCAGGGTCGAACACGAAATCTTCATCTAGCTCGAACTTATCCTTCATACTTTCCGGGGCTTGACCGCCACCCTCAAAATAATTCCTCACATGAGAAATTAAATTGGGGTCTTCTCTCATTGCATCGAGGACTGGAAGATATGGCTCAAGTTCCTTCAAGCGGGAGTTTAGCCGCTTTGCTTCTCGACTTGAATCCGAATATCTTTTTTCAAGAGAACCTAAGTCCTCCTGACTTATTTGTGGGTCAGGGTCCTGCTGTGGAGCAGAAGTTGTCTGAACCTCATCTTGTATTACGCCATTAACACTTCTATCAAGTGCCTCGAAAAAATCTTCACTTGATTTACTGTCGCTGGCTGGAAGCTCTGCTTCGGGGGCTTGATTGAAATCAATGTCATTCAAAGCGTTGCCTGCTTGTTCTTCCATATTATGAACTCCTTTTCATTTGGATTAATTTACAAAACACTTTCACTATTTTCCAACAGTTTGTTTTGCATTATCTACAGCGGATTTTATTTCACGCTTTAGGTCTTTCTTAGCGGTATCGTACTCACCCTTGAGCAGTCCCCTAAGAAGTTTTTGTTGAGCTTCTGTCTGCAGTACATCTTTTCTTACTTCAGATTCACCAGTTCTTACCTTGTCTTTTATACCAGCCTGTACTAGTTGTCTACTCAAAGTCTCTATTGTTCCATCCTTGTCTTTTACTGCTTCTTCCATTTGTTGCAGTTGTGATTGCAATTGTGCATATAGAGACTTACGCTCAATAATTCTTTCTTTATTTCTTATATCGGTTTCACCAATCATGGCAATGTCATCAATGAGACCAGCCTGGAACCACCTGAAATATTCCTCAAGTAATGCCCATCTATTTAATGGCATCGTTGCCCCAGCTACAATTCGTACATCAAACTTCCCTGATGCATAGTCATTCCATTTGCCGACTGCTTCACCATAATCATTGTAAATCGGTATATTAATTCTTGTCTCTTTCTCTTCTCCACCTTCTTTTTGACCAGCTTCAGGTTGCACAAGTCTGAATATCTTATCAATTGTATAGTGATTTTGTGATACCATTTGAAAGCATTTACCGAGTTGTTCAAGAGCGGGTTCAACAATACTACCCATCCATGCCTTTAATCTTCTCGTGCCAAATTCATCATTAGCAAGAAGACCTCGATAAGTCTCTGGTTGGTCTTGAGTGAATCCCATCATCGCAGATGGTACACCAGATATGTACTCAGAATCAGATTTACCTTCCTGAGTTATTGTATAAAATGCATTATTGATGGCTGCTGGTAATACTGGAGTTGGAGGATTAAATCCCTGACGATACTTTAATAATGCACCAGGGGATGATGAGTATCTCTCCCATTCTTCTTCATCAACGGAACCTTCTTCGTATAACCATCTAAGATTTGATGCAAGATTAGCATTGTGAATCATAATCTGGTGAGCCTTGTTGATTTCCTGTTGCTTACCAATTAGAGGAGCCACGGCTGACATTGGATATGGTGTTCCAGTATAAATATATGGTATTGGTATTATCGGATACTCATTTACTGGAAGTTCATATTCGTATAAAAAGGTGTCCTCACCAACACTGCATACAAGGTCAATTCGATTCTCATAGAACTTAACTGAATCAACCACCTTACTTGCAAATTCAGGTTCCTTCATTAATTCTTTGAAGTCATCCTCTGGAATTATTGTCTGCTCAATCTTGGAACGTATCTCTTCAGCCTGTGATATTAAAATCTGTTTCTGACGTTCAATAGACTCTTGTGTTTCTTTCTCGGCTTTTTCAAGTTCCAACTGAGCTCTATCGGGAATAATCTCACCTGATTGTAGTGCATTTTGAATCTGTAACTTCTTCTCTTCAAGTTGAACTGACATCTCAGCAGCAAATTCTTTTATCTCGACATCAATTGCCTTTTGAATCTCACGCATTTCAACTTCATCAGGAGGTGATTTAATATATGCATTGATGAATGGCTTCTTTATCTTTTGGTAGGTTTCATAATATGCAATTATATCATCATCCTCACCATCAGCACCAATACCAAGACTGATATCTTCCTGCTGTATAATCTTTGATTCATCCCTATCTCTCAATGAAAGAGTCTCTGTGATTCCAGAACCGGAACCAGAACTTGCTTTTTGTATCTTTCTATTAAATTCAGGGAACAGATTCTTTAACTGAGTGCGGGTTACATTTTTGCGGATAGTTATAAAACCTGCATCCCTGAATAGAAAGTCACGGCTCATTGGGTCAACAAAAACATCGTATGGCTCAATTCTCTTGAATACAACTTCACCCTTACCGATATCCATATCCTGGTCAACATCAACCAGGAAGTACCCAACTCCCTTTGTTAGAGAATCAAGAATTACCTGACTATATAAAGATTTACCATTTGATAGATACCAACAGTATTCTGATATATCGGAATGGACTTGAGCAATGTCAGCATCGTCACCAGTTACTCCCACAGCTTTCCATCTTGGATTCTGTGCTGTAACAAAATATTTCATTATCTCGACAATAGGCAGTACCCTATTAATCGTGAAACTCGGCATGCCGGATTCTTTTAGAACATCAGATTCATCTTTTGTGAGTTGCTCATCGAGGTAAAAATCAAATCCTTTTTGACTTGTAAACTGCCATTTACGACGGTGGGTGCTATTAGCTCTATCCCAAAGTTGTTTATTTACTGCCCCCTTATTTTTTCTTGCCATTTAGACCTCCTAAAAACCTGAAGGCTGTCCGACTTCTCCCTCATTGTAGAGTTGCCTACTGCGCATTAAAGCCTGTCCTCTAGTACCATACAATGTACTCTTTGGAGGAACAGACATCAATCTGTCAAGTATAAGCCTTCTATACTTATTAATCATCTCAGTCGATGACCAAGGCAAATCTGACGGGGTTTCATTGGAACCGATTGATTCATTATATTCATCAACACCAAATCCAAGAACATTTTTACCAAAGTCGTCCAAGGCACTAACCTCTTTCAACTCCTCCCCCATCCTATGAGGTAATATGGCAATTCCTTTTTCGCTGAAAAGAACGTCACTCATTATGCTACTACCCAACTTTTTGCTTGTTTTCTTTTTCTCACAACAAATTTACCCTTATCGTCTTTATGCATCCCAGGTGGGAATGCGTGCAATAAAGCATAGTAAAGGGTCTCAATTGTATCGTCATGAGCCATTCTGGGTCCGAAAGTAAGCACTTCTGTAACTAAATCAAACATATTTTCATTTAAATGTATTGTTTTCATACTGAAACGAGCAGACAATCCACTATAGATTCGATTTCTCTTGTTTGTTCCCCCAGGTTTTTGTGGTATAACTGATACATTGAACTTATTTCTTAATCTTCTTTCTTCATTCAGGGCTTGAAATATACTACGGTTCATGGCAACGTCTTCAACAGTCGCTGAGTTGCAATGGTATTTATCATATAAATCCATTATATAATCAACGACACCCTTCTTACCTCTTATAGAACCATCCAATGACTTACCCCCAATCGTTGGAATACTTCGATGTCTTTCATACTCGACTACATAAGCATTGTTATCAGGGTCAATTGCAACAACCATTATCACCGAAAAGTCTGATTCTTTTGTATCAATATCTGTTGCTGGGTCACATCCTATAAACGTATTAACTGGCACTTGTTCCCCATTAATTATCAAATGTCCCTGATTGTCTTCATAGTGATAATAACCAGTCCAATACTTTATATCATCACGAATCCATATTGCATCTTCTTCACTCTGTACCTCCATGAAGTATTCCTGCCAGTATTTAGCTGGTTGACCAGAGTCAATGTAAAACTTCTTGCGTTGTTCAAGAACTTCTTCTGTAAAAAAGCTCGGCCAAAGAAGTGAACCACTTTCATTACGAGCCTTATATGTCATTACCTTCCAGGCAAATTCGTCTGATTTCCCATCCTTTTTCGCCTTATAATAACTAGTAAGTAGATTATTGATAAAAGAATCATAGTGTACAGGAGTGCCATTAATTCGTAAACGCCCAGTATGTGGCTCGAGGGCAGGAAAAACAACAGCAGTAACAAGATTCGCGTTCTTATCACGTGCATCCTTTGTGATAGTATTGGCTTCATGTTCGAAGTCATCCAGTATAATTAAATCGTATCTCTTGTGTAATTTACTACCACCACGTATTCCTGCAACATTAGATTTTGAAATTAATTTACAACCATTATTTAGCTCTATATCTTCCTCAGTCCACTTATTACCCTTCATTGTACCAAAATAATACAGTATTTTTTCATTATGAGTCAAATGGTGTTTAATATAATCCATGTTACCAACTGATAGTTTATAAGTAGCTGAAACCCAAGCATAGAATAAATGGTCATCTTCTGGACAAAAAAGGAAGTCTTTAAGGATTCCTGCTTTGGTTAATACAGTTTTTCCATGTCCACGAGGTAGAATTACTGCCAGTTGTCGAACCTTCTTATTATCAATACAATCAGCTACTTCATAGTGAAATGCAGGAGTCTCACTACGCATGAAGTCCTGTGATAGGAACAATTTACCGAATGATATCAGGTCATTCTTGGCTAGTTGTAGAACACTCTCAGCTTCGCTTACATTTTGAGTATTAATGTTCACTTCTATTTAAACTTATTGTCTATCCAACATTTTCCATAATACATTAGACCTATCCAAATTGATA